GATAATGCTGTAAGTATCCCTGAAGGTGACCCAATTATCACCACAGCAGGTGCAGAAAGCAACCTTATCCCTCAAGCGGCTAACGTAACATTCACAAAACGTGGATTAGGCGTAGACGTAACTGAAGAATCTTTAGAAGACGGCGGATTTGACATGGTCAGAAACGGTGTTTTATCAAGACTTTCAGGTGGTATCGCTCAATCAACAGATATCGCAGGTTTAACACAATGTAAAACATCATTCACAGGCAACGACGGTGTTATCGGTGCTAACGCAACTGTTAACGCGGCTTTAATCGCGAACTTTGTTATGTCCCCAGAAGCACTTGCTTATGCGGCTAAAAGAGAACCAGTTGTTAAAGTATGGTACAACCCTAACAAAGATACACATGAATTTAGAGCAACAGTCAGAAACGGCTTTACAGCACTAAGAAGTAACTTTGGTAGAACAATTCATTCAGCATCATTAGGATCTGGTTACGACACAGCAAATATCGAAGCCATAGCATCTAGTGTGGCAAATTTACGCTCAGTCAATGCCCCTGTGGGTTCGGACGGAATGTATATTGGATTAATTGACCCTGCTTTTGAACTTGCAATTAATAAGCAAATCGCAGGTGTTGGTGGTACAACAGTTAGTTCACTAAGTGACCTAGGTAACAATGCATTGAGAAATGCGGCGTTGGCAATGGTTTCTGGTACTACATTGTACAGAAGTAATAACTTACCAACAGTAGCCTAATAAGAGGAATTGACTATGGCATTTTTAACAGACGGCGGTGGTAATGTAGTATCTTTTGCAGAATACACTGATGTAGTACAAAAAGATCAACGTATATTTGAAGCAAACAATCTAAAGATACCGGCAGAGTCAGGCTTTGTCAGTACTGAAGATTTTGTTGAAGATATGTTGAAAAAGAGTACACAAAGAATACTGTTAAAAATTAAGGCAAGTTCCTGGTGGCAACAATATAATTACTATGTAGGTAATTCGTTTGACTTAAACAATCGACCTAATGTAAACCCAAGTCTTATAGACCCTGGCAACGCATTAGAGAGACGTCAACAATTTACAGACATGTGTGTATATTATTGTTTCGGAGAATACTTATTTCCGCTTTTTGCGGAATTCGGTAACGAAGAATCACCAGAGGTTGCTAAAATTACATACTACAATGCAAAATTTAATGATATCTTCCAAGAGTTGATAGCGATTGCAGACTGGTATGATGCAGATAATTCAGGTACAGTGGATGACAGCGAAAAAGCAGTTACCATGCAACGTACTAGACGAACAAGATCACGTAGTAGTGTGGTACAGGTAAGATAATGTCAGTAAGAAGCGATTTAATATCTCAGATTACTACAAATTTATCTGGACAATCTAATATATCGATCAACAGTGAATTACCGTTCATTCAGGGCGGTAATCCACTATATTCGACTAATATGAATACCGTATACGTGGACGAGCAGGAAATAACTAAAGAAACATTATATGTAACTTTAGATAGTGGTAATGTTGAACAAACAACTACCACAATTAATTCCTACGTGGCCACAGATGCCAAAGAACAATTTAATAATATTGACACCGTTATTGCTAATCTTTTATTAGCAGGAGATGTGATTAGTAGTACTGTAGAAGTATCAAAGTCATATGAGACTGAAATAGCGGACGACGTAATAACATATACTTTCGAGTATACATTTACAACCATATAGGAGAAATATAATGGCAGTAATAAATGTAACAGCAGGTGCTCAAGCGATCCTTACATTAGGAAACACCGAGGCGTTAAGCCTACCCGGTGCAACTAACGGAATGGTAATACCTTTCATGCAAGACGTAACAGTTAATGCAAGTCCTGGAACAGTTAGATATTCAACGTTGGATTCTACAAGTTCTAGTGCTTTCACAACTGTAAACGAAAATAGTATTTCTGGAAACATGCTAATAGACGAAGAAACATTCTTCGGATTAGCAAGTGCAGGTGGGTTAAACCTCACAGCAGATTCCGGTTTATTTGACACTAGTAAGAACAAAACAGAAACGTTCTTTACTATTGCATTTGAAGGCGCAGATGGTGGTGATTACTATCTTAAAGGTAAAGGATTTATCGGTGGAATAGCCGCTTCGGCGTCTATTGATCAAGCCGTATGGATTTCACCTTTAGAAATTACCGTTAATGGCGAGCTTAGTAAAGCAACTGTTTAACAATTAAACAATTAGCACCCTCATTTATTTGGGGGTGTTATTTTTTAAGAGGAACACAATGAAAATAGCAAAAATACATAGATATTTTGATGCAGAAGGCAATTATCATGGGCCTGCAGATTTTAAATTTAAGATAGGCGGTGTAGAACATGATGTTTACCAATATGCAAAAGAACACGGTATAAAGTTACCAAGCAAAAAATCTAAAAAACAGATAAATATAGATATACAGGAAGAAAAACATGAAGATATGGAGCAATCACACGACGAAGGAGATACTGAAGTCGATGGAGATGGAGATAGCGAAAGCACAGAATGAAATAAGATGTGCTAAAGCAGATGTTGAAAAAGCATCAAACAGGATGGCATTCGTAAGTAGTGCTATACAACATTTAAATAATAGAGATATAAAGGAATAAAGATATGAAATTAAAAGAATTAGCAACAAAACCACAATTAAGTAAAATTGTATTAGATGATGAAGATATCATAAAAGAATACAATGAACCACTAGAATTCTATGTTTACGACAAACAACCATTAGCAGAATTCGTTAAATTTTCAGTAACAAGCCAAGAAGATCAAAATTATGGAGAAATGATAGATTTCTGCAGTGATATGATTCTGGATGAAGCAGGTGAAAAGATAATGACTGATGGAGAATTGTTACCAAACAGTATTCTAGTCAAATGTGTTAATGAAGTAGTAAAGCAATTGGGAAAGTAACAGGCAGTTCTGTAGATGAAAAGACACCTGAAACACAAACGGCATTAATGATAGATGCACTTGGTGAACGATATGGAAAATTACCAAGTGAAGTATTAGACAAGGGCAGTACATTTGATTTACAAGTGTATGATATAGCGGTGTCTTACAGGAACTGGTTAGATAAAAAAGCAACTAGTAAAGACCCTAATGAAATGTTTGACCCTAATGATTTAACAAAAATGATGAAGGATTTTAAGGATAGTAGAAATGGCTAAAGGCATGAAATTAAATAAAGCAGATTTAAAACGTTTGCAAAATGATATAGACAAGGCCATATCTACATCTATGCAGGATACATATAATTACTATAAAAAGGAAACACCTAGGAAAGGTGGTAATGCTAGAAATAAAACAAAATTTAACAAAAGTCGTAACAGTATAAATTCAAATTACGATTACGCAGGTAGGTTAGACAGTGGTTGGAGTAAACAATCACCTAAAGGGTTTACAAAACCTTCTTTGAATTTCTTAGAAAACACAATTACTAAGAAATTTAAAAGAATATAGGAGTAACAATGGCAGACATAAGAGCGTCATTACAGTTAGATACAAGAAAAGCAGAAAAGAGTGTAGACCGACTAGGTACGGCTATAAAAGCCCTAGCAAGTGCGGCCGCAATTAAAGCCACATTGGATTTAGCAAACGTATTTCAAAATTTAAACAACAGATTATTGGCTGTTACGGCAAGTAGTGATGCATATAATCAGGCACAAAAAGACGTTGCCAGTATAGCACAAAGTACACGAAGTTCATTAGCCGCAACAGGTGACCTATATGCGTCTCTGACCATCGCTTCTGAAGACTTAGGACTAAAACAAAGTCAAGTAGCAACTATTACAGAAACATTCAGTAAGACCCTTAAGATATCAGGTGCTGAAACAGGTGCGGCGGCTGGAGCCATGGTACAGTTCGGACAAGCATTAGCATCAGGTGTGTTACGTGGTGATGAATTCAACAGTATTAATGAAACAAACAGTAAGTTCATGGGTGAATTTGCTAAGATACTGGGCGTAACACGTGGTGAGTTGCGTAAATTAGCAGAAGAAGGTGTGTTAACAGCAGATCTAATGGCTGATGCTACACAGATAATGGCCGATAGTGTAAATGACTCTTTTGACAAAACGAATGCTACAATTAGTGAAGCATTTGAACAAATAAGGGGTGCTATAACAGGATTGTTAGGTAAAGTCAATGAAGAAACAGGCGCATTTGATGGTTTAAGTGCCGCCTTAATTGCAGTTGCTGATGCTATCAACAATATATCTACATCAGACTTATTTAAAGGATTAGAAAATTTAGTATACGTCGGTGGATTATTATTATCCGTATTCGGTGTTAATAAAATGCTTAAAGTATTGGCTAGTGTGCAAGGTGGATTTATAGCATTAGGAATAACCACTACAAAGTCAGGAAAACAATTAACAGCATTTGGAATGATTATACGAAATCTAAAAAGTGTATTAACAGGTTTATTAGGTGTTGTTACTTTGGGTTTTGCAGGAGGCAACAAAGGTGGATTTTTTGGAGCCGTAGGAAAAGTTGTAGCAAACGTAGGAAGAATATTCATAAGATTCCTAGGCCCTTTAGGTGCTATAGTTGGCGGATTAGAATTATTGAGCTTTGCAAGTAGAAAATTAGGCGGTCGTGACTTTATGGCTGGTCCGCGAGAAGCAATTAAAGGCTTTACTAAAGATTTATTAGGATTTAACGATATAGCAGAAGAAACAAAAGAAGCAATAGAGACTATAGACCCTAATAACCTAGTTCCCGGTAGTCAAGCACATTCTGATTATTATAGTGCATTTGGCATGGAAGGACCTATGGGACTAGTTGATCCTACTGAGGAAGAAACAAAAAAATTACAGGCAAAATTAGCATTAAAACGAAAGGAAGAAGCCGCTGAAAAAGAAAGACTTCGTAAAGCAAAAGAGTTAGCAAGAATTATTGCTAGAAATATAGAAAAAGCAAAAGAAGTAATAATAGACAATACAAAAGACTTAGAAATAACAAAAGAAAAATTGATATTAGAAGGTGAATTGCTAGGCCTTACTAAAGAAGAAAAAGAAATGAAAACCGCTGTATTTGATTTAGAGTCAGATCGAAAAGATGCTATAGCAGATATACACGCATTACAGTTAGATAAAGATCCTGCTAAGAACTTGCAATTACAGTTGGAAAAGATTGCAGAAATAAATGGCTTGTATGATGAACAAATAGAAAAAATAAAAGAGATTATCACAACCAACCAAGAAATAGCAGATGACTTTGTTACTAGAGTAAAAGAAGGATTAGAAAATGCTGGAATAGGTGACTTTATGGCAACACTATCAGATGGGTTTGTCAAAGCAGTAACTATGTTTGAAGATAGTCTAGCAGATGCTATTGTACAAGGTAAAGCAGACTTTAGTGCATTAGGAGACTTTATAAAACAAGTATTAGCAAAAGCCCTAGTACAAAAGTTCATTACAGGACCTATTATGGGATTATTTGGACTTGCTAAAGGTGGGCCAGCAAAAGCAGGACAACC